CTGCTGACAAAATACCTACATTAAAGAATTTAATCTTTAGCAAAGAGTTAAATTTTATGTTATCAGTACCTACTGACACCACGAATAATAGTACTAACGACGTTAATAATGAACTAAATGCAAGAAACTAAATCTTATACTGGCAAAGACTTCTATAAATCTTATATTGATTATGTTGGTGATAACCCATTATACCAAGTAGAATATAGAGTGTTTAGAGATATAATCAATGATTATTTTAAATACTTAAGAGATGAATTAATAGAGAATGGTAAAGAGATAAAATTGCCATGTAGACTAGGTACCTTAAGTATAGTAAAACATAAACCAAAAGAATATAGTGGTAGGAGTCTCAGGATAGATTATGCAGAAACAAAGAAAGTAGGTAAAATAGTTTATCATTTGAATGAGCATTCTAACTTTTATAAATACAGATACTATTGGAATAAACATAATATGCTTAATCACAATAAGACAATGTATCAATTAATAATGACAAGAGACAATAAAAGAAGATTAGCTCAGATTATTAAATCTAAAGAGAGGGATTACATCGAATTATAATGGAAAAATTTAAATTTTATTATAACGGACAAGTAAACTTACCAAAGCACGCTGGAATATATGCTATAGTAAATATATTGAATAATAAGAAATACGTAGGTAGTACATCAAATCTTAGCAAAAGATACAGACAACATTTTAACCTACTGGTAAAAAATAAACATATAAATATTCATTTACAAAATGCATATAATAAATATGGAAACACATCATTTGAATTTTGGATTTTAGAACAATGTGATGACATACCAGATACATTGCTATTATTAGAACAAAAATATATTGACTCAGATGGAGATTATAATATTTGCAAAATAGCTGGAAAAACCACAGGAATAAAAGGTAAAGCACATGAAATTACAGAATATCAGCGTAGTAAAATTATTGAAGCAAATAAAAATAGAATATGGACAAAAGAGGAATTAGAAAGACGGTCTTTACTTATGAAAAATTCTCCACTAGTTGCTTCACAAAGGAAACCAGTGCTACAATATTCAACTGATAACAAATTATTAAATGAATTTGATTCCATAATGTCTGCTGCCAGATATTTAAAAAATGAAAATGCTAGAGTAAGTATCAAACGATGTTGTCAAAGAAAACAAAAATTGGCTTACAATTTTAAATGGAGATATAAGTATGATAACAAAAATGATAAGCAGTAAGAGTGTAATAGCAAAAGTTATTGCAGATTTAGATCTTGCTGAAAATAAAATCAGAATAAGTGATTTTTTAGAGTGGGTAGGAGAAGCTATGGAAAAAATTGGTGCAGTACAGCAATTTGAGCGAGTTGTATCTGGTGTGAATGGTGCACCAATTATAAAGATTGATTGTCACCAAGCTCAATTACCTTGTAATCTTCATAAATTACATCAAGTAGCATACTCTTTTAATTGTGATGGACCTTGGTTTCCTATGAGGAAAGCCACAGGTTCATTTGCTGCTTGGGGTTGTGAAGACTGCAAGAAATGCTGTGATAAACCCGAAATGCTAGTTAAAGATGAAGTATTAGTAGATTTAGTAGTAGACTTATACGGTAATATAGATAAAACAGAAGCATTAGAAATGCTAAATACCAATGAGAATATGAAGACTATCTTACGTAATCTTATAAATACTCATACTGTTAATATTGACTATATTAGAGGTAATACTAGCGTTAATCCTAACTGGGATTTACAATACAGTATTAAACCTGGTTACATTATGACGAATGTTCCTTGTGGTTATTTAAAGCTGTCTTACAGTGCTATTATTACTGATGAAGATGGCTATCCTATGGTACCAGATAATATTTCTTACTTGGAAGCAATATATTGGTATATTACTCAGAAAATTGCTTTTCAGAAATATATAAGAGGTGAGTGGAACGAACGCATGTATGCAAATATGAGAAACTCCTGGAATTACTACTGTAAACAAGCATATGCAGAAGCAATGCTTCCTAATGAAGATGAAATGGAGTCTATCAAACATACATGGAATAAGATCTATCCAGAGTATAATGATCATAGTTCCTTCTATAGTCATACTGGTTCAATACAACATATTTATAATGCTAATAGATAATGAATGCACAAAGACAAACAAATACTTTCCAGAAAGGAATGAACTGTGATCTAGACTATTCAGTTATAGATTCAGGACAATATCAGTGGGCAGAAAATATACGTATTATTGCCAATGATAATAGTTCTACTGGAGTAATGCAGAATATTGAAGGCGTTCGTAAGCTCAATCCTACATTGACATTGAATGGTGAAACAATAGTCCATACAAATACAATTAGGGATTGGGCAATTGTGTTTACTAAGAAAGGTAGTAACTTCAATATCTATAGATACGATTTTGATGCATCTGAAACTGAACCTATAGTGACTACAGTAGCGTCCAATGTAGCATTGGATATTCCTATTATAGATGGTCATTATGCTGTTAGTAGTGTTTGTAAATGGGAATCTGATGATTTAGTTAAGATATACTGGTGTGATGGGGTACATCAGATTAGAGTATTAAATGTAGCCACAACTCATCCTAATCTTAATGTAGACTCTTTAAATATATCACCAAAGAGTCAATTACCACCTTTATTCTTTAAAGGTTTAGGTACAGGTGGATTGAAAGCCGGTAAGTATCAATATTGCTATCAACTATTTAATCCCAGAACATCTGAAACGTCTATATCTGTTTTATCTCCAATTATTACAGTATCTAGAAGTTTAGAAAATACTAACAGCCAAGATATCTATGGTAGTTCTAAAGAAGAAACTACTAATAGGTCCATTAAACTACAGACTACTGTTGATACTAACTCTTTTAGTAGAGCTAGAATAATTTCTATATATTACTCTAGTAATACTGCAGAACCCGTTATCACAGTGATAGATGAAATAAGTATTTCAAATAATACTTTAGTCTATGAAGATAAAGGTGGTTCAGTTATTGATGAGCTTACTCTAGAAGAATTCAATGGTTTAAGTACTTATATATTTACTCCCAAAGTAATAGAATCTAAAGATAACATGTTATTTGCTGCTAATATCACTGAACAGACTTGGGATATTAGTGATGATGAATTTGATGCTAGAGCATATAGATGCAATAAGAATGGTCAAATATTATTAACTTCTACATCTGGACAGGATTCTATAACATTTTCTACTTCAGAAATAAGTACTAAAGATATACCAACTAATCACGACTGTATTTGTCCTGCAAATTATGATGATAATAGTCAGTATTTATATGCTCCAGATGCTACAGGTAAATATGTATATGGTGGTATAGGTAAAAATATTTCATATAGGTTTATAAAAACCAATCTAATTGAAAGTGATGCACCTACATCTAGGACAGGTTATGCTGAAGATTCTTTCTCATTAAACTCTAAAGCACGTTCTACATCTACTCTAGATTTATATAACATTGAGGAAGATGGTTCCTGGTCAGATGCGGGGTCTTTATCTTTTGCTGATGCTACTGCTAAAGTATTAAACTATAGTAATAGTGAAGTAGAATCAATGGCAAGGAGTTATATGAGAGATGAAATATATCGTTTTGCTATTGTATTCCACAATGAAGAAAATGTAGTATCTTCTGCACACTGGATCGCAGATATAAGAATGCCTAAAGCTAGTACACCCGGTTATAACATCTTTACTTCAGGTATGCGAGTAGACATTGGTGGTAATACCACTAATAGCCTAGAAGTAGTTACACACCCGTTAGGTGTGCAATTCACGGTTAATATACCAAGCGATTTAATCCAAAGTAAGAAGATTACTGGTTATGAGATTGTAAGATGTGAAAGAACTATTTCAGATAGAACAATATTGATGCAAGGAGCTGTTAGTTGTGTTTGTAATTATGATAATACAAATCAATTAACTGCTTTTCCATATCTTACTTATTCTACTTCTCATGGGATGGTATCACAAAATAATAAATATGCACATGCTTTTGACTTTAGTAGTCAGAATGCTAATGAATATTTCTTATTTATATCACCAGAAATATGTGTTAATAGGACAAATGCATCTGAAGTAACAGGAAGAGCTACAGAGATTAAAGGTATATACAGACTAAAATCTTCAATATCTCCCGATGAATCTATGGGTAATGGTACTCCTGCGAATGATAAGGTTGTACCTAACGGTGATAAAGTCAAAGTATTAGTTGGGGCAAAAGCTTCAAAACATGATTTAAAGAATGTAACCTCAAATACTTCTACTAGTTGGGCTAAGAATAGTGGTTGGGCTTATACTTCAGTTACAGCTATAGGTGATTCTATAAAACAATCTACTGCAAATAATGCAATTTATATGGGTGCAGAATCATGGTATGATGCCACTTTAGCTAAGTATTACAATAAAGTTACTACAGGTGGATACAATTCAGCATCAATTCAAGACATTACAATTGCTACTAATACAGATCCCTTTGACTTAGATGACGATGCATGGAGAACTAAAGCTACCAATGTAGGTAACATGGTATACTATAACTGGGTATACGGAGATACATCTAAGGCTAGTGATTATGATGATAATAATGTTAGGAAGGTTGGACCTCATGGAGTATGTGCAATATTCCAGAGTACAGATATGACTTCTCGTAATACTATGGTTGGTGAAGTACCAGAATTAGCTGCCGGACCAGAAAGTGCTAATGCAATTCTCATTGCTAATTTAAGACAATCTGTAACACCTTATGGTGGTAATAGTTATGCTACAAGACAGAACTCTGTATATATAAGTACAGGATCTTATGTCAATGCGAAAGACAATAGTAATAATAAAGTAAACGTATTCGGTGGTGATACGTACGTTGGGGTATTAGATTATGCTAACTGTATGTTTGCATATCATAACGCTAGTGATAACTATGAACAACCGGATAATGAAAGAATTAGAGCATATAATGGTGCTTATATACCATTAGAGTCTTCTATTAATCTTTCATTGAGAACTGATACTGTAGGTACAGCTAAAACTTATGAATCTGGTACAGGCTATGCAAACCATTTTGTAGAGAATGATATTGTACAAGTAGGTTCTATATATGTTCAGAATACGCCATTATATGCTTATAATGATGCTTATTCTGCTCAACCTAGAGCTAAAAACTATGTTAGTAAATCAATCTATAGTATAGATAATTTACATACAGATACTAGGGTAATGAACTCAGAACCTAAGACTAACTTGGAAGTAACTGATTCATGGACTAAATTTAGAGTTGCTAATTACTTAGATGTTGATACCAGATTTGGTTCTATAAACAATTTAAAGTTATTTAAGAATAACTTGTTGTTCTGGCAAACTGACGCTTTTGGCACACTTGCTGTAAATGAACGTTCTCTTATCCAAGATAATAATGCAGGTGCACTTACGTTAGGTACAGGAGGTGTATTAACTAGGTTTGATTACTTTACTACTAAGAATGGTTCTAAAGAGAATCAATTAAGAACTGCAACACAATCAGATAGTACAGTATATTGGTATGATGCCGATAGAAATGAAATATGTGGTTTTGATAATCAATTACGTACTGTATCTAAATTAAAAGGTGTACAATCTTATTTACACGATAATAAGGATATAATTACAAATGATCCTATATCTGTATATGATAAGAAATACAATGAAGTTCTTCTTACTCTAGAAGATAAGACTTTAGTGTTTAATGAACAAGTTGGAGCTTTTACTTCATTCTATACTTATAGACCTGATTGGTATGCTGAATTTACAGATAAATTAATGATATACAAGAATTTAGCTGTATATAAGTATAATTCAGGTAATGAATTAGATATGTTTACTGGCAAAGATAAAATATCTTATGTTAGATTTATAGTAAATGATAAGTACCCTCAAACTAAAACATTTGATAATGTTGAATATGGTGGTGACTTTACTTACGATACTAACTTTGATAACATCTACTTTGAAACTAAAAGACAAACTAGTTTTACTCTTACTCAGGATGATATAGATTATAGAGAAGATACTTATAAATTCTGTATTCCTCGTAGTAGTAGAGAATTAAATGAGGCTGAAGAGTTAGTAAACAAATCTTATAGAGATAGAATGAAAGGGAAATATTTAATCTGTCATTACAAATATGATTGCAATGGTGGTAATACATTTAAAGTTCCTTATATTAGTACAGCATACAGATATTCATTGATATAATATGAAAAAGAAAATAAATAAAAAGAAAGTTCCAGCTTACGCTTTTGGTATAGATCAAGGTTTAGAAATTGCTTCTATATTGGGAGCTGGTTTACAAGGCTTTACAGAAGAAGGATCTGGTGCAGATATTGTTGGCAGTACTCTAGGGGGTGCTGCCAAAGGTGCTTCTGTAGGATCTGCTATCCTTCCTGGTATTGGTACAGCTATAGGTGGAGCTGTAGGTGGTGTTGGAAACCTTGTATCAAGTATCTTTAGAAAGAATGCAATTAATAAGCAAAAACGTATTAAAGCAAATGCTAAAGAAGTAGCAATGGGGAAAGGTAATGCAGCCACACTTGAACAAGAATATTGGAATGATAACTCTTTAGCTTACACTTTTGAAAATGGTGGTATATTACCAGATTTAGCTTATGTGGATAATAATGAAGTAATAAGAGATGATTTTGGTAATATTGAACAAGTACCTAATAGTAAACCAGGTACAGACAATCATTTAATAGATGCTTCTAATCTTGAATCTGTCTTATCTGATAAGATCAAAAGACCTGGTACAAATAGAACATTTGCACAAGAAGGTGAAAAACTTACTAAAATGACGAAAAAAAGTAAAGGTAATGACATATTTGCTAAGAACACAAATATGTTAAATAAAAGAAATGCAAATGCAATGTATGAACAATTACTTACAGAGCAAGAAGCAGTTAAAGCTAAGAAAGGTATTAAGCCTAAAGTAAAAGGAATACCAGCATATGCATATGGTAAAGGTGATTGGACTAGACGATTAGGCGAATCTATTGCTAATTACTTGAATGGGATTAATTGGACAGAAAACCTTGTACCTAAATCTGGTCCTGCACCTGGTAGAACACATATATACAATAATGACCCAATAGATAATAGCGTAGATGCCATTACTGGTGAAACAATTCCTGTAGGTGTAAATGAACCTATATACGATTTGCCTGAAGTACTATTATCTGGTGCAGTTGCTGTATCAAAACCTACAAATACAGTTAAGACAACATCCACAAAATCTAAAATTCCTACTAATAAACCTGACGAAGTATTTATTAAAGCGCCTGTTCCAGAATTATTACAAGCACCGTCTTTGGGTATGGTAGCCAATAAACCTACTGCAGAAAAAATTAATGCAGGACTTCCAGCGGCTCCTAAAAGTTCCAATACAAAAGACAAACCATCATTTGATAGTCTGTCTGGTTTATCTCCTGTGTTATACAATTGGGTTCAAAGTAGACGTAAACCTGAAGTAGAAGATCAGGTTCTTAATCCTTACTCTGGAGCTATTAACAGAGCAATGGCTAGTCGTAGAATTAATATAGAACCTACTCTTGCAGCTAATAGAAGATCTAGAGCAATTGCTCGTAATAACATGGCTAGACTCAATCCTAATACAGGTATGAATTTAGCATACGGTAATCAATTAGCTACTGGAGAATACGCTCAAAATGCCTCCGTATATGCTAATAGAGATAACGCTAATAATCAATACTTAGGTGAATATGCTAATATGATGAATAATCTAGGTCAGCAATATATACAGAACACTGTACTTACTAATGATTTAAATGCTCGCAATAGAGCTGCTGCAAGAAACTTTGGTGCTACTGCTGCTGGTCAATTGGGTCAATGGTCTCAGACTAAAGAAAAGATGCGTAATGAAGCTGCTAGGGATGCTATGATATATCCTTACTTAAGGAACTTCTTAGCATACGGTAATCCTGGTGAATTAATAGCAGATATGGATAATATGTATTACAATAATAGAAAGGGTAAGAAAAATGGTTAATAGATATGATAATCCAGCACAAGCTCAGTTTATAGATACATATGCTCCACTACCTTTCCAACAACTGTATACACTTGGCAAGGATGCAAACGCTAGAGTAGATAAAGCTATTTCAGACTTATCTGGAGCGTTAGATAAATGGTCTGACTTCAGATCTCCTTCTTTAAAGGATATGCAAACTTGGTATGATGAAACACTCGGTAAAGCTAAACCAATTATTGATAAACTATCTCAGAATATTGATTTACTTAAGACTCCAGAAGGTAGAGCTCAGATTAATTCTATCATCAATAATGTAGATAGACTTAAATTATCTACTTTACTCCAGAGTAAAGAAGGAATGGAGCAGAGAATGAAGTTTAATCAACAGCTAGCTGCTGCTGGTAAATTTAATGAGATGTGGCATAATGTAGACTTTGCAAACTATGATAGTACAAAATCAGGTATTTTCAACGATATTGCTCCTTTAGCATATAAAGATATTAGGGAATTAGCAGATCCTTATTATGCTAAACTACAGAAGGGTTATTTATATACTAAAGGTGGTTATGACTATTTTGGCAACACACTTAGCGATCTCGAGAATGTAGCAGATGCTCACTTGAACGATATAGTAAACACTCCAGAGGCTCAAAAGCATATGGAAGTTTATAAAAGGAATACTGGAGCAAGTGATGCTGAAGCAATTCAATGGCTAAGAAATTCTATTGTAGAATCTAATATTGATAGAACTATTAGACCTACTAGAGAGGTTAATCCTTTCTCTTTAATTACAGCTAGAGCTGCTGCTACAAAGAAAGCATCTGGAGAAGAGACTATGCCAGTTCAATTCTCTACTAAACTTGCTTCTACACTGCTAAGTAAACCAGGCACAGTCAAAACTGAAGATGGTGTGACCATAAAATATAATTCTCAATTTGAAAGAGCTCAAAAAACATTTACACCTGGCAGTAAATGGCAAAAAACCTATGTAGATAGAGTAACAGAAAGCGGTAAACAATTACCGTTAAACCGTAACAAAACTGCTAAGACAGTATGGGAAGAATTATCAACAGATATAGGTTCTCAAGCTAACTTTATCAACGATGCTGAGCTTGATAAGAATTCAGTAGTAAAGGGTATCAATGGTAGTCCTATTTACTATGGTAATAATATATTTGGTATGATGACACAAGAGCAGTATGTTAATGCTAAGATGGGTGTACCTGTTAATAGTGCTAATTGGAGTTCAGCTAGAACTAAGTTTGAACAGGATCTCATTAATAATAATATACCTAATATGGGTATTACTCCTACCAGTAAAGTATTACTTGAGACTGGTCTTCCCGGTAATGAATCATATACTCAGGAATATAAAGCATATATACCAGTAGATTATTTCTTAAACAATAAAGATATCTATAAAGACTATTTTGATACCGGTTTCTTTGGTGACAATACATCTGAAGAAATTATAAAAAATGAAGACTTCCAAAAGTTTGTAAATAGTCTAAATGGTAAGATACCTAACTATAATGGTAGAATTGCTGATATTAAGAGTGTGAGAATTGCAGATGATGGTACATTTGCACCTGGTCAAGAAACTCAATATAATGGAATATACATTGAAATACCTGTTATGAAAGGTGTACTCAATAATGAACAAACAAGAGAAAGAGCAAATCTTGAAGAGTTCCAATATAGCAAATTAGGTTCTAAAGGTAATATAAATTATAGACAAAGTAATGAAGATTTGATCTATGGAGAAAACTAAAAACAACAGTGGTGTTCCATTGGCAATAGAGCTTCGTAAGAAGAATTATGAAGATTATTTAGGTGCCTCTAATGGTACTGTAAACCATGAAGTGGGTGGTACTATTAGTCCTCATGAAATACTTAGAGATCTTGCTAGTTATCAGAAAGATTCTTATAAGCCAGCTCTAGATACCGATGACACATTAGACGAATCTCGTAATAATCTTAGTACATATGATTTAATAACTAACTCTGTGGCAGCTTTTTTGCGTGCTATGAACGAAGTACAATTGGCTAATACTCAGGGTATACTTAGACGTGAAGTATTACCACAGATGGATAGAATTAAATCGAACATTAATTTGTTTGAAACTTATAATGGTTTAGTGAGTCAAAGAAATAACTTGCTAAACCATTTAGCAGTTTCACAAGATGACACTGAGATATCACAGATTCAGAATGAATTGAGCAATATAGATAGTAACTTGTATAACACTAGAGAAGCATTAATGTCTCTAGGTGTATCTCCTGATATGAGCAATATTTCTGATATCAGGGAAAAACAAGAAGCAGACTTAAAGTCCTATCAGAATAAAGCTAATGAACTCTATGCAGATATTGAAACAGATGAAGCTGATATTGAAAGATATAAAGTAGATTCTAGATTTGAACAAGCTATGAGTGAGAATCAAGAGTTTAAGTGGACAGAGCCAAGTAAATGGATATATAATGTACCACAAGCTGTAGGTTCTTCTTCATCTGCATGGTTATGGCAAGTAGCTCCATATGCTTCTACCGCTCTTAGATCTGTCTTCAAAAAGGCAATCTCTAAAGCAGCTATAGGTGCAGCTTCAGGTGCTATAGCAGGTAGTGTTGTACCTGGTGCTGGTACTGCTGCTGGTGGTACCGTTGGTGGTGTAGCTGCTGGTACAGTAGGTGCTATATCTGCTGCTTTAGATGTAGCTAATGCTGGTATGTTACTTTATTCTAACTATAAACAAGCTGAAAATGAAGCCAATGCTAATGTTGCAGATGATTATAGAGATAGAGTGACTCAGTTAATTACCAGTACAGGTTTAACTATTTCTAATATTGCAGATGAAGCCCGTGCAAATGGTTTAGATGAAAAATATGCAAGGTTATCTGACGATAAGATATTTGAAAAGATATTAGATGGTCAAATTGAATCTACCAATCCCATTCTAGCAGAAGCTCAGATACAAGCAAGACAAGGTTTGGATAGAGACTTTGCTCAGAATATGTCTATTACTTATGCATCTAACTTAGCTAGTGACATCATCATGTTACCGTACTTTGGTAAAATTGCTGATGGTTGGCTAGGTAAGACTATAAAGAAAGGTGCTTTATTATCACCTACTGAAGCAATAGGTTATAAAGCTGCTGATGCTGCTAAAAAGACTTTATCTAAGTATGTATTAGGTAGAAATGCTATAGATAAAGCAACTAGAAGTTGGGCTAGTAGAGCTGCTAAAGCTGCTTATATAGGTGGTGATTTAGCAGTGCGTAATCTTGCTACTTCTTTTAATGAAGCATTAGAAGAAGGTGCACAATATACTACTGGTGTAGCTTACAAAAGAGGGGATTTTGATGATAGTGATTTGAACTTAGAAGGTTTAGCTTCATCTCTATTTGGCGCTTATAAAGAAAAAGGTAGAACTCTTGTAAATATACTCGGTAGTCCTTTTGGCTATCAAGACGCTTTATATGAAAATGACAGTGAATACTGGAATAATGTAAAGCTTGGTGCAGCTGCTAGTCTTTTATCCCCTATGCAAGTAGGCGTAAATGCTAGAGGAGCATATTCCTTATATAAGGAAACTAAAGGGATGGATAAAGTAAATGAGCTTGCTGTAGGTGAGATTAATACTAAGGAAGATATGTCTAAAGCAGTTACCTATGCTAGTGGCAAGTTTAAAGGTGTTGAATCTGAAGTAGTTAATGCATGGGCTAATCTAGCTGAAGGACCTACAGAGAATCTACCAGAAGGTTTTACAAGTGATGATGCTTTAGAAGAAGCACAGTTTGCATCTCGTGTATTTACTGTGGCTAAATCTGATAGGATGAAAGACCTAGCTGAGAATTTAGGCATAGAACTGAATACTGAAGAATTTGGTAACTTAGTAGGTTTGTATATGCAAGCTGAGAAAGATTTTAAAGCTTCATTAGAAGACCTTACGGATAAGAATCAGCAACTTACTAATAGAGCGCAAGCACTTAATTCAAATACAGCACTATCTACTCAGATGGAGAAAGCTGTAGATAATGCATTTAATACGATTAATGATAATGCTCAATCTACAGATCAAATAGTATCTAAAGATGAGATTAGAGAACTATTTAAGTTACAAGAACAACAGAGAGTGTTAGATAATATGCTCAATGAGGTTAATAATGCTACAGAAATAGTTAAATCAACATCTAACCCTGCTGAATTACGAGGTAACGAGTATACTTTAGCTAAACTAGATGATATGCGTTATAGACTTCAAGCAAGAAAGAAGTCTATAGATAAAGCAATGCCATCCTGGTATAAGAACTATACTGGTGATAAGACATTATTAAACAATCAAGTAGCATCTGTTGGCGCTTTTAATGAAGTTACTGAATATGAGAATGCTATAGAAGATAGATTATTTTCAGAGATTAATGCTGAAAGGAATCAAGAAATCTACAATGCCTTTAATGGTATTGAAAATGGTGCTAAAATAACCCCTACAGAAGCTTCTCAACGTGCTGATATCATTACTGAGGCTAAGGAAAAGAAAACGCCTAAAAAGCGTAGAAACCTTAAATTAAAAGCTTTACGCAATATTCATAATGCTCAAGGTGAAAAGCTTATTGATGAAATGCTTGAGCTTTATCAAACTAAAAAAGAGCAAAGTAAAGAAATGATGGAAGGGACTACTGGCGTTACTGAACAACAAACTGTTAACAAACCTGTAGTACCATCTAAACCTGTTACAGTACCCACTGGTACAGTTACAGAACAACCTGCTCCTGCTGTAGAACAGGTTAAACCTGCTACTCCTACTAAACCTATCAAACCTGTTAAACCAAGTAAACCTAGAAGAACTATAAGTGCTAATGAGCTGGATGAAGCAGATGCAGCTTTAATAGCTGCTGCAGAAGGTCAAGATATAGGTTTAGGTACACCTGCTATTCAACCTACTGCTACTGCTGCTCCTTCTTCTGTAGATACAACAGATACAGAAAAGGAAAAACCTATAGTAAATAACGACATATTAAGTTCTGATGAAGATCCTTTTGCAGGTGGTTTTGGTGATCCTACAGGAGAAAGTGTATTTGACGAAAGAGGTGGTGAAGCAGTAGAACCATCTAAACCCAGTAAAGCAGCTAAAGCTAAACAAGATGCTCAGGATGCTAAAGCTAAATTTAATAAGTCTGTTCAAGATTTCTTTGATTTACTTGATGACAATAGTGTAGGTTTTGCCTTTGACCCAGCTGCAAATGCTGAGAAACAAGCAAAGATATTTGTTGCTTTCTTAAAATTATTAGGTAATGCATTTAATTTAGGTGCATATAAGTTTAAAGAAGTAGCCCTGAATATGTATGAGGCTATTGGTAATAATAGAGAAAAGTTAACTACTCACTTCGATTCTATTAAAGGTGCTTATACTACTGCCTATTATCAGATGCCAGAGGAAGATAGATCTAGAATGAGTTCTCCTCAAGAAGTTGCTGCTATTACTGTGGATGATTTATTTGATACACCTGTAAGTGATCTTACAGAAAGTCAAGTAGAAGAAGCAGCTAAAGCTGGTGTATTACCAACTCCACAAGCTCCTGCAACTATTCCAGCAGATGCTATTACTGATAATGAGTTAAAGGACTTTTCAGAAGATAGTAGATTAGGTATCCTCAATACCTTTCACTATAAACACGATGCTCAATTAAGCGAAACAATAACTTTTGCAAATGGTAAT